AATCTCAAAGGCATCGAATATAGCCAGCTTTTTAGTTGCTGCTGCATTCTTTAGTTTATCTGCTGTTAAGTCATCATCAGAATCTACGATAGCTTCTTTAGCTACCTTTATCAATTCTTCAACTGCTTTTTGCCCAGCCTGGATTATACTCCTCTTCGTTTCCTTTACGTTCATGCTTCGATACAACGTTAATTAATTTCATACAATATAATAATTCTCCATCTACCACAAATTCAAATTCAGATGTTGGTCTAAAAGAAACTAAATCGCCTTCATAAACCCCAAGACTTTCTAGTTCTTTATTACCATACTTCAATAAGCCCATAAGAGGCTTCTCTTTGCTTGTAATAAAAATATCATGGTTAGCTAAGGGTTTTATAAAACAGTAGTCTAAATGAGCTGTATTAGCTCCGTACATGTATATCTGCTCTGGTGAGCAAGCGTACATATCCTCTTTTATAAAACTTCTACTGTTTTTTTCATTGCCTCTTATATCATAAAACCTTCTAAAGACATTGTGGTGAACAACAACCTTGTCACCTATCTTTACATTTGTTTTTATTGATAATGGCAAAGCTACTACCTCAGCAATCTTGCTTATACTTTTGAACTCCTCTATTTTTGTATTTACTACAAGATCTACATCTCCAACTTTTACCGTGTTATTGTATCTGCCATTTATAGGCTTTACAATAAAATCATGTACGCTTTTCATTAATACTGTAAATCGTACTCCACAGAGATAGCCATGTTAGAATTAAACTTCTTCCAAGGCAATACTTCGTTGTTCTTCTTTATGTAAATGTTATAAGAGTTATCTTTCTCATCTAGGAGAATATCAGATATTTCATGCCCCCCGTACACTTGCTGAGATACAGCATAATGCATAGCTTCATTTTTGTAATCAGCACCAATGCTAATTTTCCTTATAACACTTGCCATTATTCGCTAGGACTTTCCTCAATATCAGCATAACTACCGTCATCAAGATTTATATTAACTCGCCCGTACTTTTCTTCTAGTATTTTTTTAGTGTCGTTAACTTCCTTGTTTACGCCTACCAATACATTAAGTATTTCGTGCTTCTGCATTTCTAAAGTTCCTAAGTCTTGCTTAATTTCTGCAATTTTAGTTTGTTGCTCCCTAACTTCTTCTAACTCTTTTTCAGTTATATTCATTATATTAAATTAAATTTGATTATACTCTATTTATTATTACCTAAAGTTTTCCATTTTTCTGCTCCTCTTGAACCAAAGTAAGCAACGTATACTGTTGTAGTTAAAGTTTGTAGTAAATTAACCCAACCAGTATCTACAGAGAAACTAGCGGCTTCAATACTATCAACCCATATTAAAGCTACGGTCATTAAGGTTAAAAATATTAATGACATTGGCCTAGTATTTTTAGATAGCCACGAATCAGATTTCATATCAGCAGCCCAACGCTTACTAACCTCTTTCATTTCTACCGTGTCTTGGTCTATAAGTCTCAACGCTTCTTCCTTATCTTCAACGGATATAGATTCATCTTTAGATATTAAATTCTTTACAATACCAAGAGCACCGTTGGTAGGTAATATATCACCAACCATATCTAAAATCCCAGGAGCTTTGTTTTTTAAAAACGCAGCTATCTTAGTGTCCTTAAATTTCTTTTTCATAATAACTACTTAGGTTTAAACATTGTATTTGCTATCTTTATATTTAGTTTTTGATTTGCTGTAAGCTTCCTTTTCCCAAGGAGAGTTCTTTGGACTAGCCATAGCTATCTTACTATCGCTCTTAGAGTAAGTCTTACCCTTCCAGTATATATTGTTTTCATCGTAATCTAAATCACCTCTAGACATTTGATTAATATGCACCATCTCATGGTCAATAACTTCCTTATGAAACTTAGGGTCTAACTTACTGTTGACCACTATAGTTCCATTATTATTGCTTTGCCCAAGGATACCTTCACCTAAATCAGATTCATAGGTAGGTACTGGTTCTTTTACATAAGGAGGTGATTGTAGTTTAAACGCCATAGTTATTTCATATGTTTACCAATTTGACTTCCGCACATTTTAATTCCGCTTGATGTAGATGATTTACCAGAACCCATTGAGGTTCCTGAACTTTGCATATAAATTTTAGCTCTATTATTGCTGTTTTCATTTTCATAATCAATCTTAGCATCATTAGATAATTGTGTTTTTGATGCGTCTATTCTTTTTTGGTGTTCAGGAGAAGGTATTCCTCCTGTTGTCTTTACGCTCGATGCTGCTTCATTTTGAGCATTAGATAATCCTTGGTTGTAATCTCTAGTATTCCTATTATCCGTAATCCTATTAACTGCATCAATGTCTTGAGCAGATGCAAATGTTTTAAATAATTTTGAATCTAAAAACTCGTCATTTTCATATATTGCCATAATTATTTAGTTGAAGCACGGTCATCAATAGGCATATACTTTAAATCAGCACTCATATTCATGCCGCTACCTTTCATATGCTTCGATATACTACAACCTGCTTTCATATTAATACCACTACCCATAGATGTTCCTGACATATAAAGGTTAGACTTCATAGAAGGGCCTTCTCCAGCAGCTTCCTTTACTGCCATCTTCTTTTCATATCGACCTTCTTTAGTGTTTCCGTCTACAATAGCGTTACGAGCGTAATCCTGTGAGATTCTTTTTCTTGACTTATTCATATCTATTATTTATTTATTTACTATTAACAATTCCATCTTCTTCTTGCCGCTAATCCTCTCTCGCCTTTCCAGCTCTTTGACCTAGCACAAAAAGATTTTCTTCTACCAGCATCCTTACTACCCGCCTTAATTTTAGATGGGTCTTTAGTTACTGCCGTCTTCAACTTACTTCCAGGATTATCCTTTCTGTATTTTTTAACACCCTTAGCAGTCATTCCACCACCTGCGTCAGTACCTGTGCCTGTAGGGTTTGCTTTATTGTAGTAACCTAAAGACTTCTTCTTTGAAGGGGCTGGAGGCTTACTCTTAGCTAAGAAAGGGCTATTAGGTTGCAAGTAAGTCATACTTCTAAACTTTTATATTTAGTCTTACCATTTTCTTTATAAGCCCTTATCTTTATACCTCTATTTTCTTCTTCAGAAACATAAGATACATGAAGCCAGCTTGGATTTTCATCTGAACCAAACTCCCATATCATTTGATCAAAAGATAAATTATTCTTAATAAACTCGTACATTTCTGCATTAGTCTTATGTCCGTAAGAATCGTCTAAATCAAAAGCTTCACCCTTACAATGCTGAGAAGTAAAACTTCCCTTAAGTGCTCTGTTAAGTTCTTCGCACCTAAAAAAACTATTAATTCTTATAGGGCCGCCTACGAACTCTCTAAGAGGTTCAAATACTTGTTCCGACAGTAACGACATGTTAAGTATTTGAGTGGCATTAGGGCTGTTGTCTATGTTCATACGGGTTGCCGTAGAACTTCTCACACCTTCCTCATATGATACATGCTTACTTATTCTCATGCTTTTTCTTTTTATAAAAATAAGTCCACTTATATGAAGTGTACGCTATTGTTAAGATTAACAAAAATATTTTTAATATTACTTCTATATCGGTTAATGTCATAAACATTACGATAGTGCTAAGTAGACATACCTTCAAATCTGTTACGTCCATTAGTTCATGCCTAATCCACCCGTACCCTTAGCTATCTTTGTAATAGGGCCAGGTATATAAGCCGCTGCATTATGAGCTAATAGCTTGATGCCATTTGCGCCACTGCTAGACCCCTTGCCTTTCGGCATAGAGTCTAGATCTAAAGGGCCATCCCAGATAGCATCACTTCCTTGCTCTGGAGCATATAATCGTTTTCCTTTTTTCATAATTTTTGTTATTTATTTATAGCCTTGAGATTTTCTAAAAAGTATTAGTTCAGCTTTTCTTTCAGCATTTAGACGGCCATTAGTTGCATTTCGAATCATATCATTTGTAATTCCTAAACCCTTTGGCTTTGGCTTTGGCTTTGGCTTTGGCTTTGGCTTTGGCTTTGTATTAGCTTTAACTCCAGTGCTTTTGTTGATACCCTCCTGAATGAATGCACCAAGAATAGATTTATTAACATCAGATTTAAGAAAACTAGTTTTGCCATCAGACTTCATAACTCCTTTAGAATCACTTGGCTTACCTACGGTAGGCTTGTTGACATCAGAGTTCATAATTCCAAAAGACTTACTTGGCTTACCTACAGTAGGATTATTAGCTACTTTTTCCTTAACTACTTTTTTCTTAGGGGTTGACTTATTCATTCCTGAATCCTCATAAAATCTGAAGTTGTCTGCCTTTTTTATAGGCATTGAAGATGTAGTTTCTGAAAATCCTCTTGCTTTATTAGCAGCACTGGTAGCAGCAGCAGCAGCTTTAGCTTTAGCAACGGCATCAGCAGCTTTAGATTTCTTACCTTTTACAGCACCAGCTATCTTATTTGCAATTATACCAATAGCAGTTCCTGTTTGAGTACCTTTGCTCCCAGCAAGACCACTTAAAACGCCAGAGTCAACACCTTTTTTAGCTGACTTTCGCTTTTCTCTTTTTGTAGGCTCTGCTTTTGTCTCTGGAGCCTTCTTTATTAAACTCACAGGAACACTTTCAGGGGTAGGCTTAGGTATCATTTTTTCTATATTATTACGCTCAGGTGTATTCGGTTTCGCATATCCTAATCCTATTGATTTAAAATCCTCAGCCTGTTTATTACCTTTTTCGCTAGTAGCATTAAGGCTTGCCTTTAATGACTTTGCGTATATCATTGATTTTGTCTTGTAACCCATTTTTATTTATTTATTTATAATGATTTATCGTTGTTTACGTTTTTAATTGATTTTATAAGTACCTTGTCTGTGTACTTCTTACCCTTCATAATTGAGTTACGTTTAGTGCTGGTAGGTATATCCTCATCCCCTAACATAATTCTATATATTCTACTTATAAGCTGCTTTCCTTTAAACGAGACCTTGTATATATTAGATTTAACTGTAGTCCTATTCCTAGCTGAAAACAATGTTATCCAGCCATTATCCTTTAGCTTAGACCACCTTCTAGTATCCCAGCTATAGGAATAAGAACCATCTATAAAATCAAGTCTGTTAAAAAGACCAACACAATCTAGATATATTAATAACTCTAAATCTGCACTGTTCAACCCATTGTTCTTGCAAGCCCATTGTCGTATTATCCGATAATGCTTTAATAGGTGTAAGTCTCGTACATCGCTGGCCTCTAACTTTCTCATAAAACTACAACAACATCAAATTCTTTGATGACCTTATACATAGTCTTGTCAACTTCCATGTCAAATCCAGCGTGTCTATCGTAGTATATGGTATCACCATCAGTGACACCTTCAACTAGAGTGCCTATGGTTTTAACCTTAGCCTCCCTGTATCTTATATCGTCCCTATGATTTTCAGCTAATAACAATCCTCCCTTGGTAGATACCTCACCTTCTTTAACTGGCTCTATTAGTATATATTTTCCTACTGCTCTCATGCTCTTAAGTTATTAATTACACAATCAGTAGCTAGTATTGTATTCGCTACAGAGGCAGCATTCTTCAAAGCACTTTTAGTTACCAGCAAAGGATCTACTATTCCTGCGCTAATCATATTTACCATTTTTCCTGTAACCACATTGTATCCCTTACCTTCAACTTTAGGTGCTTCAAAGTCTTGCATACCTGCATTTTCCATTATAATATTGAATGGTGCTCTAAGAGCTTTTAGCAATATTTCTTCACCCAAGCCATTAGCTTTAATTTTATCACTAGCATTTAATAGGGCTATTCCACCACCTGGAAGTATACCTTCTTTGATAGCCGCCTTAGTTGCACATATTGCATCCTCAACCCTATCACTTTTTTCTTTTAGCTCAACCTCTGAGTTAGCACCAACTTTAATAACACCAACTTTGCCCGCAAGCCTCGAAAGCCTTTTTTCAAGTTGAATCTTTTTAAAGGGAGCATTCGTTTCTTTAAGCTGTAAATTAATCTTTTTAATAAGATCGTCAACGTCATCATTAACGCCTTCAGTTTGTAAGATAGTTTCTTCATTGTCTGTAGTTACCTTTAAACATGTTCCTAAATAATCTGATTCAATCAGATCCATATCGTCCCCTAATTCTTCATTTATAACCTTAGCCCCAGTTAATGCAGCGAAGTCTTCTAGTATCTGCTTTCTGTTTATACCGTAATCTGGTGCGTCAACTATATTAGCCTTAATATTACCCTTCATGGCATTCATTGCCAATGCTGTAATTACTTGTTCGTCTGCATCACCAATTATAAGTAGTTCTTTTTTTTCCTTGATAATATACTCAAGTATGCTTTGTATCTTTCTTACGTTAGGTATCTTATCTTCTACTATAAGTACCAGTGGATTATTTAACTCGCAAGTACCCTTTTCTTTGTTGTTCACAAAGTGCATACTTTTAAGACCCTTGTTTAAGGTAGCTCCGTCAACTATTTCAGCGGTTGTCTTCTCATCGTTAGATATCTCCATACTAACCACCCCGTTATCACCAACCTTTTCAAATGTACTGGCTATAACCTCGCCTAAGTACTTGTCATTGTTGGATGATATTGTGGCTACATGGTTAAGCATAGAACCCTCTACGGATTTTGCTTTGTTCTCCAAGTAACAGATTACCTTCTCAACAGCGGAATTTATACCATCCCTGATTTCTCTAGAATTATAATCCTTTGTATTGAAAGCCTCCTTTAGTATAGAGTGTGCCAGCACCGTAGCCGTTGTTGTTCCATCGCCAGCTTCTTTTACGGTTTGCCTAGCTGCTTCCTTTAGAAGCGTTGCACCCATGTTTTCTACAGGATCTAGTAGCGTAATTAAATCTGCTACAGTTACACCATCCTTTGTTATTAATGGTTTGCCAGATGCATCCTCAAGCATAACACATTTACCGCTAGCCCCTAATGTAGAGCTAACGGCACGTGTTAATTTTGATACACCTTCAAACACTTTATTTTTACCTTCGTCTCCGAAGTTTAAATTCTTAACGATTCCGTCAGACATATTTTATTAGATTAGATTAGATTATATTGTTACTCTTTTGACCTAGAGATGAGGTTTTATACTGAAAGAGCTGCTGTTTTATACCAAATAGAAGCTGTGTCTGCTGCTACAAGAGGAATAGTAAATGAAGTTGATGATGCTCCTACAGTTTGAGCAGCAATAACTAATGTATCCCCTGTTTTATAACCCTTACCTTCAACATTGATAGTTATAGATGTAACTGTTGTTGCGTTAGCCATTACAATAGTAGCTTTAGCTCCAGTTCCAGCTCCACCTGTTAAAGCTACACCTGTATAAGTTCCAGCAGTTGCACTAGATACAGAACTTGGAGTGCCAGCTAATACAGTACCAACTTCTAAAGTTCCAAATGAGTTTTCACAAACGTATATTTTATGGTCTGCCAAAACATATAACATGTCACCTTTTAATCCAGTTGTTGTAGCTGGGGCAGACGCTTGAATTTTTGCAAATCCTGCGATGTCATTGATTTTTACTCCTTGGTTATTTGTTCTTGCATTCTTTGGTTGTAAGTCTGTTCCGCTATCAAAACCACTAAATACCGTGTTTAAATTAATTACTTCTTGTCCCATTTTTAAATTGTTTTTGTTGTTTAAGTTTTATGTGTATAGGTGTATTGTTACCTATTTTATTATTTATTTACTTTATTATATAGATTTTCCATCTGTCTTTCTAATTTCTCAAAGAGACTCTTTCTGTTTTCCATATCTAGCTTGAGTAGTTGTATTGCGGTGTCTCTTGCGGAGTCTAACTCCTTGTTCTCAGATAACTCTTTTTTTATATACCTAACTTCTCTTTCTGCTTTGTTTACAAGATATTTTGCCAGAACAGCACCTAGCACTCCACCACCTCCTAATCCAGCACCGCTATTCATTAATGCATCTATAATCTCACCACTCATATTTGGTTATTGTTTTTGGTTGTTATTTAATCGTTTAAATTTCACTTTTTACATTTGCACGTGACCACACAAGAAAATCCTCCTTGTTTAATATGGTTATACCAATGCTTGATTCAGTTGTACCCTCGTAGCCATAAACAATAGAGTCATCGTTAAGAATTAATTCATTGTCTTCTAACCAAACGTTGTCTTCTGGTAGTTTGGTTTTATCTGTTGTGTGTCCGTAGTATATCATGGTGTAATTTCTTCTATTTTAATTTCCACTTCCTTAACCTCGTAAGAGATTTTATTTTTAATCAAATCTTGTTCCGAGCCTAGCTTTAACCAATACTCACCGCTAACTGTATTATTCATCGGCTGCCAAACTCCACCATTAGAATTTTCTATTGGGAAGCTGTCTGTGTTTGTTATTTTTAATACTCTCATCGTCCTAGTGCTGTATCATAATTAGTAAGCGCATCTTTTAAATCTAATGCCTCATTTGCTGTTAATCCATCGTGTATAGAGAAGGTTTTATTCCCTACTGCTAGTGGTATAATTGGATTTCCAGAATTGTCAGAGGCTGCACAAATAAACATAGACTCATTTGCCTGAGCTGATGAATTTGTTGAAGATGTTGCAACACTAATCCCATCCTTATAAATTGTAAAACCAGATGAGTTCAATCTGCTAATAGTGCATATTGCAGGTGCAGCAGAATGCAATAATCCAATTCCTGCAGAATACGAAACAGAATTTCGTCTAAAAGCTAAAGAAGGATAGTCTGCCCCTGCAAATACTTGGCTATTCCCTCCAGGCGAGTCAAAATTATCCCTAGTCATTCCGTTATTCCCTGCCGTCATGTGTGCCGATTCAACAAAGTGAGTATCACCGTATGAGGATGAGCCATCTCCTTTAACGCCCTCATAACTAACCGCTGGACTATTTACCCATGTCATCCTAAATGCTGCATCAGTATCTAGTGGGTTAACTAAATTCCATTTACAAGCTGTTAAAGTAAAAGTACTTGCATCAATTGGACACATTGGATAAAATGCGTACAATTTAGACCAAACATCAGTACTGTTTGTTGTACTTCCATTTCCTTTTAAATCTAATACTAGGTTTGTAATTGCTGATTTTTGAGTTGTTCCTGTTATTGCTGCTGCTGTATTAAATGCCTCAGCATCAACATCATAAGGCGTATGCGATACCCACGCTCCTGGTAAAGTAAAGTTATTTAAGATTCCGTTGTAAGTAGAACCACCGCTACCACTATTTAACGCTGTAGTTGTGCTACCTGTTTCGTTTAACTTGTACCAAATTAATGGCTCAACATCAGCATTTGCAAAATTTCCAGCACCACTATTATATTGATTTATTGCCTGTGTATCAGTTAATGCTGAAGTCCATATAGCTGTTTCATCTATTACCCCATTAAAATGCGTATTAGCAGAAGAGGCAGAACGACCTAAATTCGAAAATTGCATATTACCAAGTGCTTGTGCGCCCGAAGTGCTTTCTACCCCATCAACAAATAACTTAGCTGAACCTCCTGTGCCAACTAATATAAAATGATGCCAATCATTTAAAGATAAAGCTGGGAAGTAAAAATTACCAATTTTCGCTCCTGTAACATCTCGGAAAGCTATTAAAGTAGAAAATCGCATCCATACATTAGAAAACGAATTATCGTTAGACATAAAAAATTTATTAAAAACAGTAGGCTTGAACCACGCTGAAACAGTGTAATCGGGCAAAGAAGCCGTTTGCGTAAAATTAACGTAATCATTTACGCCATCAAATTTTAACGCATTCTCAAAGGCAAAGGGTACTACAAGGGCAGAACCGCCTCCCCTTATCTTGTTATACGGGCTTACTCCCGATGCTGATAGAAACGGCATTATCTGTAGACTATTACGGAACCAGAAGTAAGTGTTATATTTTGAAATAACTCTCCTTGAGGTGCTGTTATTAAAGCTCCTTGTTTAAGCGTGTATGTTCCTAATGATTGAGCAACAAGGTAATTTACTCCTGTAGCTGCCGTTGAACCATCGCCTCCAGCTATTAAAGCTATTACAGTATCCTCTTGAACTATAAATGCATATGCATTAAGTGATGTGTGAGCAGTAGACGCAACCAAGTACTTACTACCAAATATTCCTACTAATCTATCTTGACCTATTCCTTTACTTGTGCTTGACATGTTGTATTGTTTTTTTTTATGAGTAATTTTGAATTATAGAACCATATACAGCTCCTGCAAGAAATTCGAATGTTATGACATCTACCTTTCCTATTGAATTAGTTATAGTAGGAGAACTTCCTCCAGCCCATTTTATAGGTGCGCCACCAGAATCTATCCAACTAGGTATAGAAGTAGCGGCTGTTGTATTAGTAAGGAATAGTTTTGAAGTTGTACCTGAAGGCATAACTGTTACAGTAACAGAAGATATCGGAGCACTAGCGTTTAAAGAAGCAAAAGAACCATTACCAGGATTAAATATAGTACCTGCTTGAGTAGGTGATACAACCTGAAGAAGGTTTGTTATTAAGGTCACTCCAGCTATAGATCCAGTCATTGTACCCCCAGTTTTTGGAAGTGCTGCACTAGCCGTTGTAGTTGTTGTTGTGAGAACAGCGTTTCTAGCAGCAACATCTACACCATCAAAAGTAGAGTTTGTAGTGATAGCACCCGTCATTGCTCCACCTGACTTAGGTAAAGCTGCATTAGCTGTTGTGGTTGTCGTGGTAAGAACAGCGTTTCTAACAGAAACATTTACGCCATCAAACGTGCTATTAGTAGTTATAGGCCCAGTCATTGCACCACCAGACTTAGGTAATGCATTTGTAGCAAGAGCTCCTTGTGTAGCAGTAGCATAATCAGTAGTATCAAAAGCCTTAACCTGTGCAAGATTAGTAATCTCACTGTCCATCAAAGCACCAGCGGCTGTTACATTTGCAACGTCCGTTACATCAGCATTACTTTCTATTGTATCTAGCTTAGTACCATCAGCAGACACATCTCTTCCGTCTACAGTTTGCGATCCCGACATTGTAATATTGCCAGTCATTTGACCGCCAGCAAGTGGAAGGAAGTTAGTAACCGTTGATGACCATACGGCAGCACTTCCAGTTGATGTTAATACTGTGCCAACGCTTCCTACGGATGTTAATCCTGTACCACCCTTACCGACAGGTACTGTACCTAAAATAAGGACTACATCTGAATTAGTTCCACTATTTGATAGGGGGGTTGTTGCTGTAAGTGATGAAACTCCAACATCATTGCCCTGTCCCAGTCCTAGTATGGCTCCTGCCGTAACTCTTTTTGTTGTGTCGTCAACACTGTCGATAATTAAAAATTCATCTTCCCTTTTAGGACTAGCCTTTAATGGATATGTATAATTTATTGCCATGTTATTTGGTTTTTAGTTTCTTTTGTACTGTCTTTGACAGCTCTTTTGCGTGAAATAGGTACTTACTACTAGCCGTATGTGTTTTACCACTCATTAGCTTACCCTTAGCGTCTTTATGTGTGTTACTACCCTTGTAAAGCGTACCGTCTTTCTTGTAATGTGCAACTCCTTTCATGTCTTTTGTTATTTCTTACCTTCTCTCTTAGTTCCGTTACCGTCATTCCCTCTGTTGGCGTTTACGGACTTAAACTTTCCATCCTTATGGTCGTAATCTTTACCTAATAGCCATAGCTTACCAAACTTATTCTCCGCATCCCTACGCTTTCTGTAGTTCTCAGACTTCTTGTTCCTTCTGTCTGGTGTCAGAGCTATCTTTAAATCCCTAGCAGCTTTATCCTTTGCAGCTTTAGGGCTTAACTTCTGCTTACTTGCCATATCTATATTTTA